TAACCTTATCACCATGTACTGCACATGCGTGACCAAAGATACTATCGTGCTTATGAGGACGACCCCAACCACAGTAGTCAGCTACGTGGCAGGAGTCAGCTCGTGTGCATACATGTGTAGTCACACTGTGCCACACTGAGGACACTCCCACCCAATGTCAGAGTCTTGTGTGTAGGTGGTGACGTGACCACATACTACACATGTGTATGAAATTTCTTCCTCGTCTGAGTCTGATGAGTACACGATGTCACTGAACAGCAACACCTCTACCTCACCTGTACGTGGGTTGTATGCTTCGACACCAACCTCAACAAAGTCAGGTACTCTACCACCTGACCTGTACTCATACTCCTGACACCCATGTCCTGTTACGGCTTGTATCTTATTCATGTGTCCCTCCTTCATTTAGTCGTGCGAGTTCAATCCACACCTTTGATAGTTCTTCTGCATACCCTGTGCAATCAAACGTAAGAGGCAGTACCTCACCTGAGAGGTGGTGTTGCCATATAATGTGTGCGTTACCTATTACTTGAAGCATGTCAACTCCATTGCCTTGTGCCTCAGCTAGAAGGTCACTCGCTATGTCCATGAGTGCCTTCTGTCCTTGTGTTACCATAGTCTCTTGTATGAATGTGTCTGATGGATTAAACATGTTATTGCTTGCCTCTCTTTGCACGGAGTGTGCTGATTGCCTCTCGTACCATCCTCATTTCCTTACGTTCCTCGTCTGTTATCACGTGGTCATGTGCTGTGTACTCCCTCGTAATATCAAAGAGCCAGTTATTTAGAGTGAGCAGCGTGTGTTCTGACCCTAGCACGAGGATGGTGTTCTTCCTTGCGTTCTTCAAACGTGTGACCTTATCAAGCATCATGATAACAACGTCAAGACCTACTCTCATGTCCTCCATTGTGATTTCCTCATCCTCTGAGTCCTCACGTAGCTCAAACAAGCGACGTGGAAGCTGTTGGTCTAGCTCCGCGATACTCATGTTACGCATGGAATCGAAAGCCATTGCTCCATCAGGTATAGCATCACCATCTAGTGTAATATGTGCGACCTTGTTAAGTAATTTGTTCATGTGATTCTCCTTGTGTGTTTTATATGTGAGGGAGTCTGTCAGTCCCTTGTGACATGCCTAAACCTCAAGTATCCTTATGTATACATGGAAAAGATAGAAATAGCTGTGGCTCTTGTGTGTATACGTGATAGAATACTTATGAAAAAATAGGCATAAAAAAAGACCCCTCTCATGTGAGAGGGGTCGCACCTATGTATATGTTATTCTATGGGGTCTCCATTGCTGTCAGCACATTCGTAACAATCGTCCGCACAGTAAGTCTCTTTGATATGCTGTTCAAGAAGAAGACGTGAAAAGCAGGTCGTGATTTTCGTGAAGGCGTTTTCAAAGCCGTCTGCATAATAAACACAAGTCCAAGTCTCTTGCACCGTGAAAATCTCAGGTTCTTCGACCTTTCGTGTGTTCATTCGTGTGCTTGGTTCTTCGACCTCAGGAGTATTATAGACAAAGAGGGTCTGCTTCTCGATGCACCGTGCAAAGTACTCACGAGCAACCTTGACCGAGTCAACTTTCACGCCAGTCCCAAATTTTTTCAGGGGCTTTGCACCCCAGTTTTCGTCCTCCTCGTCCCACTGATGCCACGTGAGTTTATGTGTCTTGCCCTTGATATTGCATTTAGCCTTGTGGTCATCCATGATAATCCACACGTTTTTCCCCGACTCCTGTATCGTGGTCATGAGTATGGGCTCTGCCTTGCGGTTCTTGGGTTTGGGCTTTGTCTTCCCCTCGATTTTCTCTTTCATACGTAGGTATTGTGCGTATTCTTTTGTACTTAGTGTCATGCATTGCCTCCTATGGCTTGGTACTACAGTCGTTCCGATAGGACTTCGTTGCCCTGCCTCATCGACTCACCAATTCTAGCAAAAATCGGCTTTGGTGTCAAGTCGATGAGCCACCCTCCCAGTCATACAGCAGGTTTTCAGCGGTCCGGAAAAAAGGGGTCACACCAATCTATACAGCCGTAGTTTAACACGCAAGACAGTACTCTGGACAGTCCCGCAGTCATACACGGTGTTAGTACCCCCGTTAACCAAGATATTTATGCCCGACTTGGTCACGTATATGGCACTGGGCTACGGGGGAGTTTAGCCACGCGCGTATAGTACGGGTACCCCCTTAGATACACGACCCTAAATTCGAGATGCGTACACCTAGCATACCTGCCCACCTGAGCCATACCTGTCGCATACCCATAGAACACAGGTAGAACCCATGTAGCCTACCTTACCTATGGCTTGTACGACAGAAAACCAGAGTACTACTAGAGTACAAGGTACTTTATACACCTACTAGCCTAGTAGTGTAGTCCTGATTTGAATTTTTATAGCTTAAGCCTGATTTGTAATCCCTATTAGCATCACCTGAGTAGTCCCTAAGCATCCTGTAGTAGTCCAGAAGAACCCCCCTTACCCCCCGTTAGCCGCACATTATCACTTGCTTGAGGTGTAAGAGAGATTCATCTACATCCGTGTGTAGCCTATCGAACCCCTTCTCAAGAGTCCGACAGATTAGGGTTAGCTCAGTGATAGTAGTGTATGTCAGAGTTTAATGTACTCTGTTAGCACTATAGCGATTACTGTGTGGACGTGTCATGCCATTGATTATACCGTTGACACCCATGTTAAGTAGTCCCTGCTGCATGGACAGTGCTACCTTATTTAGTTCCTGCTGCTTAAGACGCTCCTTCATCTCGTCTACATCTACTTCAAAGTCCTTAAGAAGCCAGAAGGCTACCATAGCTAGTACATCTATCCCATCATCATGTCCTAGGCACCCACTTTCCTTGGTCAACCTAGTTAGTTGATAAAAATAGTTATACACAATGTCTTTATCGTTATGTCGTCCTAAGAGGTTCTGCTCCATGACGACCCTGTGCTGTCCAAAGAGAGGTTCAAGTCTCTCGATGATACGACGTTCCTTCTGTTGTGTCTCATTAATCTCTTCTACATGGCACTTATGTACCCTATGTAGCACAGGCTTAAACAATGCAGTGAACATACCACCACCAAAGTTCTTCTCGATGATTACTTCATTAACATTATACTTGGCTGCTACTGCTGCAAGCTCCTCAAGAGCAAGTGGACTGTACCCACCCTTAACGTGCCACCATTCAAGTACATAGAGCAAGCCATTTAACATGCCTACTATTACATAAGCTGTCTCATCAGCTCCTTGTCCCGATGGGTCAATGCCCATAGCTATCTTCGTGTACTTAGACCAGTCTGTATCTATGTAGAACGGTCGATAACACTTGTCGGTACGGAAGCCCACGTGCTGAAACTCTATAAGGGTCTGAGCCGAACCACCAAAGGCTACACTCATAGGACACTTCGTTCTGTCTAGTGGCATGAACATAAGTTCCTGTAGCTTCAATGGGTGCTTGTCCGATGTACTCATAGCTGTACTGAGTAAGAACTGTAAACTAAAGGCTGACTTGCCCTTAAGCTGTTCTCTTGAGCGTAAGTCTAGCTCGTCAAACCGTTCAGGGTCAGTAGGCTGCCCTACAAGCGATGGGTCTTCCCTTAGTTCCCTAGCTAGACAGGGTGCAAGGTACTTACCGTACTCCTTCATTAACTCTGCCGTTGGGTAACGTGCAGGGAAGTAGACAGGTGTGAACCCTCTGTCTATAAACTCGTGGTACACTGTCTCCTCTGTCTGAGGTGTACACAATATAATGATTTCACCATTAGGTAACAGGATACTACCAAACTCTTCGGCTGCTTTAATAAGCTTCTCCCTGTTAAGCTGTGTGTAACTGTTCTTCGGTGACTCCATGTCATCTACAACGATGAGGTCGGCTCTACTACCAACCATAGTGGAGAAGATACCGAATGACCTTACACTAGGTGACTGAGATGTTGTACTAAGTGACACATCAAACTTCGTTCCTGACTGTCTCTGGTTCTTACGTGGTGCAAGATGCCTTAGCATTGGTACTTCACGTAATAGCTCCAGACAGAAGTGTGTGAAGTCGGTGGCTCTACCATGACTCGCTGACACAACAAGTATCTTGAGTTCAGGGTCATGCCATAGGCGCCAGAGGACATAGGCTGCTGTTGCCCAACTCTTAGCGAACCCACGAAACCCTACTAGCATACGGTTGCCATTGGTGAGCTGTATCTCCTTAGCCATCTCATACTGTAGACGTGTAGGCTTCTTGCCTAGATGCGTCCATATCACATACATGAAGTTACGGAAGTCGGACATAGCCGACAACCGTTTAACTTCTGTATTACTGAAAGGAGAGGTGACTACCTTGCGTATAGCACGCTGCTTTAGGTTAGCTTCTCTCCTAGCTGCACGTTGTCTCCTGCGTGCTTTGCGTTCTTCATGTGTTTCATTTCTGTGTGCGTTCATCTGCCCTCGACTCGAAATACCCGAAAGACCAATAGTCCTTGTGCCTGCAAGCGGAACACGTTGTGCGCACCTCGCTTACTACGCCAGCTTCAATACCTTCGACCTTAATGATGTTAGATGCACCACACTTGATGCAGTAGTGTTTATTGTCGTACTTATCTCCCATGTGCTTCCTCCTTAAAATTTTGCGGTGACTACTAGGTCTAGCCTTCTATTACCTTCACCACCGCATTGTACTTTACCGTTGGCAGTACAGCTTCTATGCGCTGCTTAAGATAGTCAAACGCCTGTGTTGACTTATCGGCGATGTACTTCTTACCCTGCTCACCTAGCTCTGACATTGCTATCTGCTTAGCAAACTGTAATGCTTCCTTACCCTGTGTTGCGCTTAGAGAGCCAGAATCGTTCAGCTTTTTGTACGGCTTTACTATCTGCTGTGTCGTTGCCTTTACAGCGAGGGTCACTGCACGTTCTATCTCGTCCCACAGTGCCTGCGATGCCTGACCTGCCATCTTGGTCTTCATCCACTTGCACGCGAGGCTTATTAAGATACACAGCAAGGCACTGACCATATACACTATCACAATCGCATTTTCCATTAGAAAGTTTTTCATTCAAATTATCTCCTGTTCCCATCATCTAGGGGTGTGTTGAATGGCAGGTCACCACCATCTACAGTTTTACTCATAAGCTTATCACGTATCTCTACCTGCTTCTCTACAGGCATTTGATGTGAGTAGTCATCTCTATCTTTAGTCAACGTGATACCATTATCTTTCATGAGTCTTGCTACCATCAGGTGTTCAGCAGGACTCATCTCTGCTCCACGTAGCTTAACGAGTTCGAGGACAGCCTCAGCCTGTAACAGTTGTGTTTCACCGTATACAGCCTTAAGCCTGTCCTCTATCGTTGCTACCGTAGACGCAGGTACTGACGGTTCGATTACCTTGTCGAACCTTGTAGGTCTACGTCTAGCCATATTAGTATGCCGAGCCTAATGAGACTCTGCGCCAGTTGTCGGTAGCCAACGTACTCTTAGCTACGCTTACATAGAAGTAACTAGAGTCATAGCACATTTCTCCTGCTACGCCTGCTGTGCTATCAATACCACCAGATAGTAGTGCAGCACCGAAAGAAGCATTAGCCATTGTTTCGGTAGTAGCCAGTAGGTTACCTGCAACACCTTTAGTATCTGCTGTCATTGTCATTGTGTCATCTGCTGCGTCTACTGCACCGATACCACTAGTATCACTAGCTGCTACGGATATAGCAACAGCAAGTATAGCGTTAGCAGCAATACAGTCAGCACCAGCTACTTCTGTGCCAAAGGTTTCAGCATCAGTAGTACCATCAGCAGGTGTGATAACTTCCTCGGATGCGAGAGAATCACCTAGAACACCTCCTACGAGTGCTGTGACTATTGCAGAGTTAGCTCCACCCCCATCGTTAAAGTCACCACAAGAGCAGTCAGCGTTGGCTGTGTTAACACTATCAGTACCGTTAATCGCCGCAACAAGAGCAAGCTTAGTTGCTGCTACGTTTGCACCAAGGTCTACGTCACCCTGTACTGCGGCTGTTCCGAGAGCTACAAAGGTGTAGAGCTGGTCACCGAACTTAAGCGTGTCTGCTGCTGTTGGTATGGTAACGAGTGTAACTAGGCACGCAGACTTCGTAGCGTAGCCAGCAATGTCAACCTCAATGTTGCCTGCTGTACTCGGTACGAATACATCTGCTGCATTAAATTCATATACGTCTGAACCAAGCGTAATGGTTTCTCCACTGATTACTGCACCACTTACACTAAGTGTCCCTGTAGCTGCCACACCATTAACAGGTGTCTTTTCCTGCAGTGGTAGGGTCAGGTACTCACTTGTTCCTAGTATCGCTGTTGAAACTACGTCACCTGCCTGATTCTTCTTTGTTACTGATAAAGTCTTAGTCGTCATCGTTCTTAATCTCCTCATCCTTTAGGATGCTCATATAGCGGTTGGAGCTACGTACTACACCTGCACCCTCAGGGTTATCTGTGTTATACACTAGCCTATCTTTAAACTCTTCTCTCTTACCCTCGTTCCATTGCTTAACAGGGCGGTAGAAGCCTACCACCCTGCTGTATACTTCACACTCCTCATTACACTTAGTACTCATCGCTCAACCCACCACCATAGTATCAAGCCTAGGATTGTTCCTATGATAACTACGATGTGTTCGTTCACAGCTCTTGACCTACTTCAAATGGCTGTATCTCTAAAGCTTTCTCTTGCCGTGGCAAGATTTCTACTACTTCGCCATCTACCTTGCGATACTCCTTAGCCAGTAATGTCGGCATTTTCTCCCTGTATGCAGGTAGCGTAGTACTCCTAAAGGCTGCTACAGAAGCAGGGCTATTAGCTAAGATGCTCTCCTTGTACCCTAGAAAGGTGTCTTCTTCTGTGAACTGCGTAAGTATGCAGATGATACCATCTGTTACTTGTGCTGCCTGTTTAAATGTTATACTAAGCATATCGTACCTCCGTAACGTCTAACTTCATAGTCACATGTAAATTCGTAGCTGCTTTACCAGTAAAGGTGAATTGAAGCGCTTCATTAGTATCGTCAGCCGCTACTGTGATACCACCAATAGTGATGTCATCATTAAGCACCGTAACTGTTGCTGCGTACGCCATAGCAGTGTTACCTGCGTTGTCTCTCTTAATCTGCCCTTTAATTTCTATATCTGCTGTGTTAGCTGTGTACTGCTCGGTTACTGCTGCTCGTCCGTAGAACGACCAACATGAGGAGGCAGCGAGGATTAACTTGTTGTCTACATTATTCTCTATGTACAGAACTTCTGGTGTAGCATCCGTTGTATCAGCACACACATTCACAGAGAAGTTTTGTGAATCAGCAACAGCAGCAATCTGACCTGAACCATGTGTTATAGAACCAAACAGATGCCCTATACATTGAGGTCCGATTACTACACCATGCTCGGCTGTTACTTTTGTCCATTTGCCAGTGAGAACTACGGACTGAGTACCCTCAGCTTCCCCGTAACCCGATGCTATAGTCACACCATTGTACGCAGGTGTTCTGCAACCACCTAAACCAGATAGTATCATAGAATTAGGACCTGCTGCTATGTTAACGTTCCCTGATGAAGCTAATACAGTAGAGTACGCCCCTTGCGCTCTGCAATTATTAGAGGAAGTAACAAGGGTAGCAACACCACTTGCTCGACTTCCTCCATTACTAGCTATACAGGCTGAGCTAGCACCTACGTTGGCATCATCCCAGTTAGTACTTGTTTCCGTACCTGCACGGAATGCTCCTTTGCTCTTATCGAAGAACATTCTGTTGTCGTGGTCTGCGTTCCCTGCGTCTTCTAGTGTAGGTGAACCAAACACGAAGTCGTCAGTTGCATACGTACCATCCTCGTTGGACGTTACACCTGACGTAGTAGCAAACACAGGAGCGTCAACACCTACAAACGTAGTTGCTGTGAGCGAACCACTAACAGTGAGGTCACCATCACTAGGAGAATTCACCTGTGTATACGTACCACCATTGTTAACTACTGCGCCAACAAGGTCATCGAAGTGGCTTATTGCTGTGGTGTTAGCATCATCAATCTCAAGCACGTTAGCTGTTCCACTACCTGCTACTGCGTCGAAGTGGTTGTACATACTACGTACTGTAAGAGAGCTGCTAGACCCTATACGTATCGCTGTTGCATCTCCTGTAGAGTTACTTACATGTACATCATTAAACTTCACTTCCACCTCACCTGAACCATCGTCTATGTTCAGACCATAGGCTTTTGTGGTGGCATTGTCGGTTACGTCAACAGTACACTTATCAATCAATAGCGTACCATTTGAGTTGTCCCGTATCGCAGCATGTGCGCTACTAGTCCCACTACCTGTACACGTAATCTGTACATCATCAATTATGTATGCACTTCCTGCTTCTATCAGTATAGCCTTCTTACCTTTAGAACCTCTGTTAGCTGTGTTAGTGTATACTACACTACCTTCAACTATCTTGTTAGTCCCTGTACCTCTGAAACACGTAGCACCGCCACTTGCATCCGAGTTAGTACCGCTAACGATACACTCGGTATGACAGAACTTAAAGTTACAGCTACCCGTACCAGTGACAGTTGTGTCTACAGCGTTAGCTGCTAGTGTCATAACCATCTTGATGTTATCTATCACACACCCTGTGAATGCACCATAGTCTACGATACCTGTAGCCTTGGTTACCAATACTCCTTTTGGCGAACAGCCTATATTCTTAATACACTGGTTGTTAGCTGTGAACACAATAGTGTCATCAGCGTACGTGCCTGGGTACACTAGGAACAGCGTGCCTGCTACAGCATTAGCTGTTAGAGCTGCCTGTATTGAAGTGTAATCCCCACCTGCCGCAGCTATTGTTACCGTACTAGCAGGTGACACCCCCGCCGCAGGTGTCTCCCATGTAGACCCACCAGACCCATTAGCTGTCAATACGTCACCAGAACTCTCGTCTGTTGACTTAACTGACGTGCCTTGGTTTGGCAGTGTTATCCCACTAGGAACTGTCGTTACGACCCGCCCACTAAAGGGTTCTTTCGTTACTGTAAAATCTTCCATACTTCTAGCCCTCCTAAGGCTTTACTGCTGCTGCACGCACCTTGTTCTTCATAGGTGCTACAGTTGTCTTAAACATGTTAGGGTTACTAAACCATCCTGTTACTGCTGCCACTATTACTGCCAGTAGGAACGCCCAAACAGAGCGCTTGAATCCTCTGTACGTTTCTAGTATGCCCTTAATATCCTTCTTAAGTAAACCTACTTCCTCGTGTAGCTTACTTACCTCGCTCTTATGTTCAGGGCAGCTATCCACTATCTTGAGCAAGTTCTTGATGTGGATACCCTGTTCTGCTACGTTCACCGCCTGCTTGTTAATGGCTGCTATAGCGTCTCCTATATGCTCTGCATTTGACGTCACTAAGTTCGTTAAGAAGCTTATCTCTGATTCGCTCATTATCGCACCAAATAGGTGTCAGCAAGACCGTCACCTTCCTTAAGTAATACCCAGTTTGGATTCACAGTTTGTCCCTTTGTGATAGGTATCTGCCCTAAAAGACCTACAAGTTTCCACTCTGGTCTATCCTCACGAGGTATGTATGTAGCATCTAAATCATATTTTGGGTTCAGTTGGCGGTCACCTGCTGCATCTAAGATGTATGCACCATAGTCATCTCTAAGATACTTCTTGCTCCAGTTATTCCATGCTGCATTACCTACGACACAAGCTGCTGACTTCTTAGGTCTGATTACTCCAACGAGGACGTCACCTATAAGAACAGTATCTCCTACAGCACCCTCAACCTCCATATACTCTGCATAATCTGCACCACCACCTGTCCATGAACCATCACAAGTTGCATTCCCATCACCCTTGAGTTTGAACAGGTAGTCACTAGAACCTGCCTTTCCACTGAGTATGTTATAAGCTGCATTAGCTGACCTTAGGCAATTTACATGCAGAACAGATGTATCGTAGGAAGTGTCCTTTGCTTCTATCTGTGTCACAAACCCAGTACCTGCTGCTGTAACAAGCAGTCCACTAGCAGTTGTGCTATTTTTAGAGTTCTCTATTCTAGCAGCCCAGTTGTCTACGTATTCTTCCACATGTAGGGCAGATTCTGGGGTACTTCCATTTCTTCCCATCCCTACATGACCACCTGTAAAGTATGAGTCTCCATTCCCAGTTAGGAACAGCTTAGTTAGATGAGCTTGACACAAAGATAATTCACCAACACTAGCTCTGCTAAGTAATGTAGCCGTTCGGAAGGGTGTTGCTGAATGGGATGAGTCACCATAGTAGTATAATGATAGACCTTCACCATCATTTTCGCAGCCTAGTTCAAGTAAGTTACGGGGATTCCACGAATTGATACCTACGTAACCATCCTTGTCTATCGTAACACGCTCATCTCCATCAGTCTCAAAAGACAGGTCATAAGCATCGTTGTTACCTAATGTCCTATCTCCTCCTGCGTTATCCCCACCATCGTTAAAGTCCCCTACTCCATCATCACCTTTCTCTGCAAGTACATCCCAGTAAGTCATATCAGTTGGAGCTTGACTAGATGTTGTAGCAAGTATACATACATAAGAATTTCCGTCCGTATAGTGGACTGCATCGCCTTCCGAATAATTTGTTGCTGTCCAATCACCCTGCCAAGTCATATCACCAGAAGCACCAGTCGTACCTTTCTCTGCTAATACGTCCCAGTATGTAGTGTCGGTAGGCACTTGGCTAGATGTTGTGTTAAGTTTACACACATAAGAATTACCATTGCTATAGTGGACTGCTTGATGTACTGTATAATCTTTAGAAGTCCACTCACCTTCCCAAGTCATGTCGCCATCAGCACCTGTAGCTCCAGTGTCACCAGTGTTACCAGTGTTACCAGTGACACCTCTAGCACCTGTTGCTCCTGTAGGCCCTGTAGGCCCTGTTGAACCAGTTGCTCCTTTTTGCACAAGTATATCCCAGTAAGTCGTATCTGTAGGCACTTGACTAGATGTTGTATTAAGTTTACATACATAGCTACTGCCCGTAAAGGAATAAAAAACTGCTTGATTCTCTACATAGTTTTGTGCCGTCCATGCTCCTTCCCAAGTCATGTCTCCATCAGCACCCGTATCGCCTTTGTCTACTAGTTTATCCCAGTATACTGGGTTTGTCGGTAATTGACTTGCAGTAGTGTTTAATTTGCAGACATACGCATACCCATTGCTATAATGAACGACCTGATTTGCTGTGTAATTTTGTGAAACCCATTCGCCTTCCCACGTCATGTCACCATCAGCACCTGCTAGTCCTTGGATTCCTTGGATTCCTTGGATTCCTTGGATTCCTTGTGCACCCTGTACACCTTGTAATCCTCGGTCTCCTTGGGTACCTTGGGAGCCTTGAATGCCTGGGGTGCCTTGTACTCCTGTAGCTCCTGTAGCACCAGTGCTTCCATCAGTACCGTTAACTCCATTTGTGCCTGCCGCACCAGTGAGTCCAACATCACCTGTTAGACCAGTGAGTCCTACTAAACTAGGGTCAAGAAGCAGTTCTTTGCTGTACCCTGCGTTCTCTTGTATCAATGCCAACAGCTGGTCACTATCCTTCTCGTGGTCTACTGCAAGTCCTACGCTACTCTGTGTAAATTCTACGTACCTTGATGATAGCTGACTATTCCTGTTAATGCGTATCTTGTATAGATTAATAGGAGCAGTATTAAAGACTACGTTACCTGTAACAATAGAGTATAGTGACGTAGATATAGGTGTTTCAACTATGTCTCCACTAGCAATACTACTCATATACACATCTATCGTACTTATGTCCTCCTTATACGCTGGAGCTGCATACGTCTTAAGCACCCCGTTTCCTACATAATTTTTTATTGTTGCTATTGTCATCTAGTCCTCCGTTGGTGCATTACTTGTTTCCAAGACACACACGATGTACTGCGCTCTCTTGCCTACCTGCGTATACCACTTACTATCTAAAGCTTCACGTCCTGCCCTAACCCAGTCTCTATCTTCGACCGCTTTAATCAACTTCTTGAACCCTCGGAATCCTGTCGCTCCCAAGTTGTACCTCATGTTGACTAGTACGTTGAGTCGGGCAGAACTGATGCCTGTAAAGTCATTGTCGAATATTCGTTTGATGTCCTCATAGGCTACACTAGCTGCTGTGTTTAATCTAATCATAGCTTCTCCTTTTGTTATCGTTTCATACTGGTCTGCTGCTTGTGTACCAAAGCCTATGCTGTAATGCTTTATGTCCCAATATGCTTTGGGAGAGAAGCCTTCATCTTTCATAAGCTGTGCTACTACCTCGTGCATGAACACGTCATCATCATGTATTTCTGGTTCATCAACGTAGTCCTCGTAAAACTCACTCTTCTTATTTGCGATAATCATGCTTCTCTCCCTTTACCTATCTATTTACTGGTTTACTAAAGCTCTTGTCCTTCGTCCTTCCACGTTGTGAAGGCTCATTGAAGTCAAGGTTAATCCGTTGGAAGCCTTTACGTGGTGGTGCGTCCTCTGTGTCGCCACCAAACCCTGCTGCTTCCCTTTCCTTTCTTGCTCTCTGCTGTGACAGTCGCTTACGCATAGAATTAACGAAGGCAGATACTTCTACCTTTGCTGAGTCAAGTACCTCTGTCTGCTTCTTAGCGTATGCTACTACCACCTCAGTAGCTAAGTCTATCTCATTCTGTATGAGATGTCTCTTACGTACTGTAGTAGATGCGAAGTAGTTTAGCTTCTTATCCTTAAACAGCTCAGTAGCACCCCTATGGAATATCTTACCGAAGTTAGATACCATGATGCTATATGTCTTACCTGATGGTGTACCACCGAAGGTTTCACCTAAAACACCAAAGTGTAACTTCTTTAACTTACTAGCTACAGCTCGTCTTGTGAACCCCTGCTTTGCTACTTCTATTGTTGTAGGTGTTACAGTCCTAGACGAGTACCTAATAGGTATCAGTGAGTTCCACAGCACAGCCATCCTGCTGTCGTGTAGAGGTTCTCCTGAGAATACATCTGACATATCCCCTAGCTCATCATTAGTCCACCACAGTTTTCTACGAGCCTTGTCGAAGAACTCGATGGTAGCCTTGTTAGCAGGGTTCTCATATATCTGAGTAATCGTAGACATAATAGCAGGTATGTACGTAGCTGCCCATCTCTCGAAGAAAGGGTCAAGCTTTGTGCGTCCTGTTCCTGCTGCTGCAAGCATACCTATTCCTTCCATCATACTCTTCTTAATGTAGAGCTGTGAGAATATGTCGCCTATAGCCTTTGTAGCTTCTACTGCTGTCTGCCATGCACCAACGTCTTCATAGTCGTCCCATAGCGTACCTGCTCTCCTAATGAACTGTCCCATCGCTGCACCCATGCTCCACATGTTTGTTATCGTATCTAGCTTACCACCACTTAATGTGTATTGTGTATCTGTCCACTGAGGTGAAAAGTTTAAGTCATTAGGGTTGTCATCTTGTGACATGAAAGTCAGTCCGTACATCAAGGCTGTAGATGTTATAGCTAATCCCATACGTTTCTGCATTACTTGTACTCTAGGGTCTATTGCAGCCTTGAGTCCTTGATGTGCCTTGTAGTTCTTGAACACAGGTAACCTACCAATGATAGGAGTGTTAGCTCCGCCTGCTAGACTGATACGTGTACTTACACCTCTGAATGGGAAGGCATGTATTGCAAGAGATTTAACAAACAGACTGTCTGAGTTAGTACCCTTAAGTAACCATCCCATAACAGATTCTTGGTCGAGAGGGTCTTTGAATGTCTGTACTGCTGTGAAGTTAAGTATCTTGTCTGTGTCCTGTTTCGTCAGCAGGTTCACACCTTTAGCTATCTCCTCGTAGTAATACTTCATCCATATAGGCGAACCCTCTAGCACTGAGCCTTTGTACTTAATACCCATCTCTATAGCTGTGTTCTCCCAACCCTTCCTAATAATCGTCTGCTCAGTACGTCCGACCTTATTCACACCTACAACCATCTCATCAAAGTAGTTGAGATAGCGTGAAGGTACTGTGAGTCCAAGGTCAAGAGATTCAGCGATTAGCCCGTAAGCTTTACCTACACCATTAGGCTGCTTCATTAGCTCGGTGAAGGTGTTCCTTAAGTCTTCTCCTTGCTTGCCTGTCCTCATCAACTTGTTCCAAGGTAAGGTCGTAGAGCCATTCGTATAGAAAGACTTCTCTGCATTGCTGTAGCCTGCACTCTTACCTTTACGCCTTAGTCCTCTCCACAAGTCTTTGAACCCATTCATGATAGCTTTGTTGAAAGCTTGTGATTCAAGTGCTAACCTTACGTTGCCTACACCTGCCATCTTCAAAGCTGCTGCGTGCCATGCTGTCTGTAATACACCACCTGCTATGTTAGCTCCCTGTGATACAGGGTTACTAAGCATAGAGAAATACATGTACTGAACATACTTGTCAAACACCTTTGCAGGGAATGACTTGATAGCTGCCCATAGGTTCTTAGGGTCTTTGCCTACTGTCTCGAATATCTTGGTTAAGGCAAAGAGAGATTCTTCCCCTTGCTTACCGTTTAGCTGCGCTGCATACCCATAGATGTCATTGAACTTATCGGTCTTCGTGTAAGCTGTGAAGTCTGTTGCCTGTCCTGATAGCGTGTTACCTGCACTGTTGTTATACAAGTGAGGAGCTAACGCAGAAGACTCTCGTTGTATCTGCTGTATTAAAGCATGAGCTTCATCAGACCCTCTAGGGACTTTGTTAAGCTCCTGTACGAGTTCTCCTATCTCCTTAGCTGCTATACGGTTGAGCAATGTGTCCGCAACCAGAGCATCTTTACCCTCTTGTACCTTAGGTAGCATCTCTGCTCGCAGTTCCTTCTTGGTTACTCCCTTCTTAGCTTTGTCCTTTATGAACTCAAGACCTGCTGCTTCTGTCTCTTCTCGTGTCATTGTACCATAGGTGCGCTTACCATCTACCTTAGGATTAACCATAGCATTAAGGTCTGCTCCTGACTGAGGTGTTAGGATTCCTTCCTTACGCATCTCTCTGTACACTTTTGACCCTATCTCTAACTTCTCTGCTGTTGTACGTGCCTTACTGAAACTCTTAGAGTTCTGCTTCACGATGTCTATGTTATTAAACATACGCTTAAACACTTCTCTCATCTCAGGGTTAGGGAACGCCATCATCACAGCAGCAAGGTCGTCTACTTGTCCTATAGCAGCTTGCTTATACACGTTGGTAGTTAAAGCTACTACAGTCTTTCTGTGCATCGCAGGTGTTGTCTCTACATCAGTAAGGATTTTTATGTAGGAGTTGAACTGTGTCTCTAGTTCTTTTGCTCTTATCTTAAGTGCGCTCTTATACATGAGTGCATTACTAACCTTCTTACCACCTGCTACGATACCCTTGATTACTTTAGGTATCACATAGACACTAAGTGTTCCAAGTATTGCGAGTGCGCCACCTATAGCGATGTACTCACGTTGTTCTTCTGTACCCCCTAACCATGCAGGTACAACCCAAAAGCTCTTGAGTCCTTTGTTTGCTGCTAGGTATGCCATGTAAGATTCTTTAGCCTTAGCACCTACTTCAGCTATGCGAGCTTTCTCTGCTATATCAGACTGCCTGAGTATCTCATCGGTATCATCTAGCACTCCCTTCTTCGGACGCTTAAGCATGTTGATGAACTCGTCATCCAGTGGTTCGCTAAAGATTTCTACTAGCTTCTCAGGTGGTTCAACGCCACTGGTGAAGTCATCTGCCATAGAGGTAGAGATAAGACTCTCCTTATTATTAGGTACAAAGGTGTCTGTCTTCACTGTACGTGTGAGACTATCCAAGTCATTCGTTATAAAGTTCTTAGCCCACCTGTCAGTAACAGCATTATGTACCTCGTTACCTACTTCTATCACGTCTTCCTTCGTGCCTACTTGATGTACTTCTTCAAGTACTTCATCAGTCTTCTTGCTCATCTCGTTAAGCGTATGGTACTTCTTAGTGCTAGTCAAGTGCTTATTGTATCCCACTGAGTGATTTATCTCTACACGTTGCTTCTTGATGAGATGTGCTACCTCTACGCCTAGGTTGTATAGAGCTTTTATCCTTGTCTCTTCCATCTTAGCGTACAAGACTTTGTGTCTAAGCTTGTTCATCTTATCTATGTGCTTAAGCTCTTTAGGTGTCTTACCAATCTTAAAGCGTTTCCCTATGTCTTCACCTGCTGTGATACCTAACAACTGGTTCCTGAGTTCTGCTTTCTCAGTAGGTGTTAGTTCAGCTATTATGTCTTGTTGTTCAGGCTTCGCCTTAGCTACTACATCATCAGCAGCATCAGTTACATCAACTGACTTAGCGTCTTTAGGTGTAGCAGGTACGTCACTAGCATCGTAGCCAATACGTTCAGGTGGCTGTAGGTTCAGGTCGATGTTATCTATCATAGCCTGATGCGTCCTTGTCTGTCGTTCCCACTGTGCCTTGGCTTCTGCATTGTCAAATAAGTTATTGTTTCTGAGCCACTCGTCATACGGCTGTGGAGCCAAAGCTTTCTTTGCCTTAACTAAATCATCAATTATGTCGGAAAGAGGTTTGCCTGTGGCTTTCACGAGGTCGTCCAAGCCATTTATATCTGTGATGTTATACACAGTTTTGATGTAGTCAATAACCACACCTTCAATCTGCTTCTGCTCGTACATAGCTTGTACTGTCTTCCTATCGAACAGCCACTTACCCATACCAAACTTAGGGTGTAAGGGTAGGCGTAACTGCCCAGGAGGTGTAGGTAGTCTGTCAGACGTAAGAAGCTTAAGCTTGTTTGCATTACCAATCAGCTTGTTAAACCCTTCTACTGAGTGACTATACACCCAACCAAAGAGCGACTGCCTATCTAACTCTGTTACTATCTTGCTTGCAATGTCTATGTCCTGAAAGCGTTTCATTATCTCTTGGACAAACTTCTTGTTAGATGCGTGCTTATCCGCATCAGACAGGGCAGGTAGGTTCTTCCTGAACTTATCCATGTCTTGTATAGCTTCGTTCCATAACTTACCTGCGGAACTGTTGATATTATGTGGGTTGTCCTTGAAAGACTTAGCAAGCTTGTCTGCCAATACCTTCATTTCTTCTGGTGTCATCTTTGTGACACTCTCACCTACAGTCAGCTTACCTCTGCTATGAGGCAGCTTGCTGTCAGCTAGTACATCTGCTGCGGTGTCTGCATCAACACGCTTCTGTATAGCATCTCTGGCATCTGAGAAGGACTGCTGTACTGCATTGATTTTCTTTACCTTGCCTGTACTCGTAGGCTTAAGAGACACGTTGTCAAGGTCGTCAAGCAATTCGTTTAACCTTACATGGTTCTCAAACTTAGCAATTTTCTGGTTTACTTTAGAAGGAGCCTTGGCTAACTGGTGTTTGTCTAACTTACGCAAAGCCTTAGCTGCACGATTAAGACCACCAAGTGTCTTACCCAGTACATATAGACCACCTAGAGCAAACTCAACAGGGAACGCTATAGTCAAGTCAATAGCCATGTTCTTACCACGCTTCATCCAGTCTGTATCATCACTGTCATCTGCTAGTGCTTCAAACAGGAAGTTATCCATGTCAGGGAAGTGCTCCCTTACCATACGGGCTGCGTTAGGATGGCTAGGGTCAAATATAGCTGCTGCGATAGCACTGATAACCGAAGCCTTTATGCTTGTACGTCCTGCTGCTAGAGTTGCTCGTCCTGCTATGGCTGCTTTAGTTGTCTTCTCAGCAGTTATAGTCCGTGTGACTATCTTAGCTGCTAGTGGTGCTGTGCTTCCCATACTGAAAGGAATAATAGATGCTCCTAATTTATATGCTTTAGTCCCTACATCTAACATCAACAGCACCTCACCTATAGAGGAAGACACCTGCTCTGCTGCATCCATAGGTTTATAAGCTTTCTGCTGTGCTTTCAACCTGTTCTCAACGTACTCTAGGTTCTTCGATACGCCGAACTCTTTGAACACACGTCCTATGAAAGAAGCTTTCTCCACAGTCTCAGCTATGTTCTTAAAGAAGCCTGTTACGTTCTTTAGGGTTGAGTGTATTGCTACACCTGTAGCTCTAAAGGCACGTTCTGTCGTATCAATAGGGTGCTTGAAGGGTTCTGCTAGTACATTACCATAAAAGGCAGGGTCAGTCACTACACCCCCTACGAGAGAAGCTGTTCCTTCTGCTTCTGTGGGTACTCCTGCTACTCCTGCACGATAACTCTTGTCAGCTACTTCTCCCGCAACCTGACCTGCTGCACCCTTAAACTTCTCTTGCTGCTCTTGTTGATACTCATGTTCCTCTAGTCGCTTAAGGTACTTTACTCGTTCCTTTTCTTCATATGTGTACTCCTGTTCTAGCATGGCTTCATTTGCCTGCATCCGAGTTAAAGGAGCATGTGAATAGGACTGCTGTGCTACTGTCTCCTCAGGGGTAACAGGAGCATGAGATTCTCTTGTATCTAACTCATTAGTGGCGAGTGCAGCAGAGCCTATGCCCTGCTCCGCACTTACACCTTGTTCTTCTATTGTGTTTGTATCTATGTCCATTGTTTACCTCACTCTGTTATTCAATGCTTCTGTTGCCTGTCTGTTTAAAAGAGCATCGTTGTCCTTTAATAGCTTCTGGATTCTAAACTGTGCGCTTGCTGCCCACTTGTCACTAGCTTCTCGTATCAGTTCGACACCGCTAAGCTGTATTAACTTAGGGTCCTTAGTCTTCCCTGATATATCGTAGTAGAAACCCCAACGTGTCTCTGTACGTATCTTGTCAGCAATAACTACGTTAGAAATAGCATCTACTTGCTTTTGCTCAGCAGCAGCATCCTTTCTGTAGTCTGCTAGTAGCACATTTGTTTCTCCCTGACCTACCTGTGCAGACCCGAAGATGCTTAGGCTTCGTAGTTCTGACTCTATGTTCTCTCTACCAAGAGTTGTTGCCACACGTTCCTTACCATACTGTATTACTAAGCGACGCTGCTCGTCCCTGTCCTCAGTAGCAGCTAACTGTGCAGCTTCCTTCTTGTTTCTTGTGTCTTGAGCTAACATCATAGCTGTGACATGACGCTTTAGGGCTTTAGGTACCTTAGCATGTGTCAAGTTAGGCATACCATCTAACTTGCCTGACGCCAATATAGACTCGATAGACTGTACTAAGCTGACATCTGTTTCAAACAGTGCCACATTACCCATCATACCATGAGCTTGCTCCATACGCTCTATGAGGTATCTCATGTTCTTTTTCGACAGATTGCCATTACGGAACATAAGCTTAAGAGGTTCCATGTTATTGTTCTCGCGTGACTGTACATAAGCATCACTAATCTCTACGTTGACTTTGTTATCCTTAAGACCATCTAGCCTATTGTACTGTGCTAGGTGTGACTCGATAAGCTTACGCCTCTCCCTATCCTGTAACTTAGGGTTTAGTATCGCAGAAGCTTTCATAACCTTTAACTCACCTACGTTAGCTGCACTGAGGAACTTGGTCTTGTATATCTCAAGAGCTTTCACAGATACACGCTCTGCTCTCTCAAGTTTAACATTGGCTTCATGCTCTCGTTCTTTCTTAAGTATGCGGTTTTCTGACTTCTCGTACTTAGTAGCTGTTAGTTCAAGAGCTGTGCCTGCACGTACTATGCCTTCTGCGTGGTCGCTACGCCCTGTAGCGTACCTTTCGTCTGAGCGTGCTATGTTTTCTCTTCTGTCCAAGCGACCTCTGAGATACCTCTTGTCACCTTTCGCTTCCTTCTCGTCCCTGTAGTCCAGACCTTCCGCCCTCTCCACTACTGCTTTGGCTCTAGCCTTGTAAGCTACAATCAGAGCTTCGTTAGTACGTAAGTCCCTATTAAGGGAATCTCTTCCCCTAGCTGTCTTGTAATTAAGTGTCCTCAAGTAATCGTCATATTGCTCAAGAGCTTCAATAGTCACACCATGCTCTGTTAATTCCTCATACTTAGTGTACCTCTGCCCATTCTCTCTAGCTGTCTCGTCCTTACCTTGCTTAGTCAAGTCGGCTGCTGCCATACGGTCAAGCTTCACACCTAAGGTAAGTATCTTCTCCTGCATGTACCTGTTACCATCCTTATCTTCCTTCTGCATCATGGATTGTCCTGTCGAATCCTTGACGTGAAAGGCACGATACATACGCTTGGCTGTTTCGTACTGTCCTCGACCCTCTAGCTTACCCTTATAGAGTCCTGCCATTACGTCGAGTATCGTAGCACTCATAGCATTGAAATTAGCTTTGTAGTATTCCTGCTCACCCATGCCAAAACTCTCATAGAGAGGCATAGCAGCCTTCTTGTCATGCTCTATAGCAGCAGCGTGTAACTGTGGAGGTATAGCTAAGTTAGCCATTATCCTAGTACGCTTCACTGACGTAGCATGCTGCACTTTCTGCCCACCTTTAGTGAACACTGTGGTATTAACCATGTGCTGTAGCTGTGCGCTTGTCTTCTCTAACGCTCCACTCATGCCTATGACAAAGTCCTGATTGACACCTTCTGGCATGTGTCGGGACTTAGCCTCATCATAATACTGCCTTACTGCTTCAGCAAGAAGCTCTGGTGGTGTGTTCTTAAGTATCGGTTTAATGCCTGTCTCAATATCATTGATTAAGTCTACACCTGCTTGGACACCTTGTTGCTTATCGAAAGCTTCATCATAACCGAAGCCTATGTTAAGTAAGGTGTCAGGAGTGTTCCTATTGTTGTCTAGTACCGCATCAGCGTAAGCAGACTCAGCGTTGAAAGGCTTTATTTTCTTCTGCCATTCCATGTAGTCTACTAACATGTTATGTCCTATGCCCAAGGCACTTAGAACACTATTAGTTTTACCACTGATAACCTTACGTACCTTTAGTCCTTGTGTGCCTACTGCTCCAGGTATGACGACAGTAGGACTATTAGACCTACGTATGTTAAACCCTTGCTCTACTCGTTCCTGCTCTATTCGTGTTCCTATTACTTTAGCCATTAGTGTATACCTCCGCCTGTCCCACTTCCCTCTGAGCTATTAGAGCTAGCTCCACCGAAGCTTCGTGCCAACATGTCACCTTGAGCATACCCTCTTACGAAGTCCGCACCGAAGTGAAGCAGTCTGTTGAACTGACTCTCTCGTTTAGGTAACGCTGTGTTCTCTATTCCTCTTGCTTCTGCCTTACCTATAGCTCTCTTGCGTCTTTCCATGTCACCCATGATAACGTCTTCATTGTGTTCAAGGACTCCAATATCATAAGAGAGTTGCACGTCTCCTATAGCTGCCATGTAATCTTCTTGTCCTTCCAGACCACTTACTGATAATCCTGCTAACAAGTCTGCATTGTTGACTGCGTGGTTACGTATTAGTTGTACCTGCTGCAACTCATTGTTATCAAGCTGTCCCTCAGTTGTTGCAGCTACATCTTCCTGTGCAGCCTGCGCTTCTTCTTTGACCTGTACTACCTGCGCCTCTGCTTTATTCTCTAGTACCTCACGTTCCTTCTTCTCCTTGTTATAACTGCTATAGGCATCATATAAGCCTATAGCAATTCCAAGTGGAGCGAAAGGAGTGAATTGCATAAATGCCCCTATTGCGCTTAACCAACTCATGTCTGACCCCTCCTTCCTTTCTTATGTATACGCATGATGTACGTATAGCCTACGAGCGTAAATGGGAAGTAAGACAGGGTACCTGTGTACAAACCTATAGTTGTGTACTTAACCCTGTCTCCTATCCTAAAGTATTCTTTTGCGTATTCTATTATAGGTGCTATGATACCATAACCTGTACCATACACAGAAGCAATGAACTCTCTCGTGTCAACAGGTTTATTAACGACTGTATTCACTAATTTGAAATAACCTGTGTCACGTATGGACACGTCAACACCGACAATAACTTCTTTTCGGTACGTAATCCTTGCATCTTGCCTATAATTCAGCATCATCGGGTCGTCAAGGACTACATAGCTCTCAAAAGGTTGCCCGATGACAGCACTATCCCCAACTGAGAAATCTCCACTTACTGTAACAGCAGCAGAAGCTTCTGAGTTAGTGAGTTCTACACCTGTACTTTTGTTTATTATCGTCCAATTAGATGCATCTGCGTTACCAACGGCGGGTATAGTTATAACTGTAGTATCTGTACCTGCTGTATACGACCCATTTATCGTATCTTTATAATCTAGTAGCATGTAATAGCCTAGTCCTGCATCATCCTCTGGTATGTTTAGGGCTGTACCGGTGAGGTATAGCCTGTTTGACGCTGATATTGGGTGTTGTATATACAACTTATCTGTACCGTTCGACAACATAGCTATGATAGTATCAGGGTATGTCCATTTATGCCACGCTTCCTGCATTTTAGTATTGCCGTTGTACTGCTGTTGATACACATATATGTCTGTACCATTAGAGATGAAAGCCATTCCCATGTTAGGTACTGTAGCTGTTACCTTTATGTTGCTAGGAAGGTACTGTAATAGATGAGCTGTCACACTATAAGCGCCTTTGATATTTGTATCTTTCTGCGTTACTATCTCAAAGTATTTGCTGTAGTCACCCTCTATGCTCCGTATGAACACATTATTACCTAGCTTGAAGTGTCCACCATCGGCTGCATTGATTGTTGCAATAGGTTCTACCTTAATACTTGTGTTTGTTACAGCGCCTACACTTGATACAGAGAACGCTTGGTTCTTACCTACGAGAATTACATTGTTATCTGTGGCAATAGCTTCTAACAAGTACACCTCTGTCTCTCCTGTCGTACCTATGTATGCATTGATAGCAGCAGTAGCCAGATTCTCTAATACTGTAGTTTGATAGAAGTTGAATGAGTATACGGACTTAAGGTCTGACATGTGTATCGACTTCTCTGTAATAAAACAGGCTCGTCCCTTGTACATAAAGGCATCTATGATGTGAAGACCTTCTCCAAAGAAGGCAGGGTCAGGATTAGATGTGTCGTCCCCTGCTTCTCTGGCTAAAGACGAAATCTGTCCTACGTTTAGTGTGTTAGTTGTTGTATTGTACTCCATGTATACAGGTAGTGTCTTGTAATCAGGTATGTTGTAAGCTGCACCTGAGCACTCCACCCACGAACGGACGGAATCATCATACTTAACATAGTATCCTTTCGTAGCTACACCCTCACCCACTATTTTTATAGTGTAATTGTTAAATCCCTCTTTAGGTAGGTCAGCTACAGACCTTGCATTGTTAACCGTAGCTGTGGCTAAATAGCCTGTCTCATATTGGTCAGTCACTAAATCATGATGTGTAGTAACAAGTGCAACAATACTAGATGTACCCGCTGGAAAATTCGTTATAGCAGGAGCAAGTGTCAGGCTCGCCCTTAGACCATCTCTTACATTATTAGGCGTATCTCCTACTAATGCTGTGTATGCCCCTGTCACAAGCCCCGTGCCATCTACGAAGCTATAAGTTATGCCTGAGATAGCTGCGTGTACTCCAATAAGTGCCTTAGTGATTCCTGACTCATAAGTCCCATCAGATGCTGCTTCCTTTATAGGAAGTACATTGCTATTAATACACATAAGACCTTTATGCATGTGTTTAAGCTTAGCTGTAGTTGAACCACTCTTAATATAGGCTTCTGTGTACGCCGTATATCCACTGTCTACATGGAAACCGTCTTTATCCCATCGTCCATGTGCTATAGTAGCAGTCGTCATCGTACTTGTGTTGACTGCTTCAATTACAGGGCTAGTAGCAGACGTATTAGTATCTAGAGTGACCACTAAGTCTCCTAGCGCAATAGATTTTATCTTGCTCACCGTATCTATCACATGTGTCCTGTACCCTATTATTTCTGCGCCACTGCGCCTGCGTACTTCCTTCTTGTAGAAATCTAATATAACATTCTCCATGTCCTTGACACTATCTGCTATACTGTTCTTACTTGCGGTGACTCCTTGTACTCCATGCTTCGTAGGTAGTGTCTTTCTAGTCATGTTAGTATCTCCTATATGGGTGTGGGTTACGATACTGGTTAGTAGCTATCTGTCCCCCTATGCTCCCTGTTAAAAAGTTTTTGTTGCCGAGCCTTAGCTCTATACGTCTCAATTCTTCGTGTGCTATAGCTTCATCACGACCTTCCTCGTTGAGAGTTCCTTCGTTACCAAGAGTTTTCTGTGCAAATATACGCCCTGCGTATTGTGCTATATAAGACTGTACATGCAGAGGTAAATCTGCCCATGCTAACTCATAGGTTATATTACATACTACGTCAGCAGTGAAGACCTGTGTATTATTAGTTAGGTCATAGAGGTAATCACCTCTCTGTGTTACACGCAATACTTCTAATTCGTATGCTTCTATGTTAAGTACTGTACCTGCTACTGGCACATAGCCTGTAATAGCATCAAAGGCTAGTGTTACCTCGTACTGTGTATTGCAGTGGAGTCCTTTAGCTTGTACTTCACTTATTTTCTCAATTAATTTTACGTATGCTCTGTTACTATCTGTATTGATGCCTTCTGCTATGGCACTTACAGGTGATAATTCGCCGCACTCTAATACTATGTTGATTGCTTGTATCTCAGTCATCACGCTTCTCCTTCGTCTTAAGCTTCTCTCTTTTCACTTGTCATATATGTCCTCCAAAAAGAAGGGGTACACAAGTTGCCTCGTGTACCCCCTTAAAATAATTGTATAGTTCTGGTAAACTACTGTGTTAGTTGCTAAGTGAGTTAAGCTTCATAACTCCTGCGCATTCAGGTCTGAGGATACCATGACCCATTGCATACTTAGCCAAGAGCAAAGTAGCCTGTCTTCTCATGTCCCATCCCTGTTCTGCTTTAATGTCCATAAGCTTAACTGTACCTACAGCACTTGGACACCATACAAGACCTCTAACTTTACTAGCGTCAACACCATGATAAGTGTCACCTGTAAGGTTAGTTGTTGGTACGTTGTTAGACTTACCAATCTGGATACCTGCGATGCTTACGATGTTACCTTCTGCAAACGAACCCCGTCCACCATAAAGAGCGTGGATAGCACTGAAACCAGAGAGTTGTACACCCTGTACAAGAGCGTAGTACAGCGCAGGCTGAAAGCAGGCGTATCGTTCTTCGATTACATTGTTCTCGTCAAATGACTGAGCCATCTGGTACAAAGCTGCTGCTACATACTGAGCTAACTCATTGATGTCAGCACTACCTGAGGCATCCACTTTAAAGTAATCAGATGTGATAGTTGTACCACCTGGCGCACCTGTAAGGTTACCTGTTGCTACTGATGCAAGTACAAGGTTCTTGAATACACTCGTATCAAACACTGTTGATAACTGTCTGCCCATCTCTGTACTGTAGATGCCTCTAAGGTCGCTTACAGCTGACTTAAGTTCGTCAATTTCTGCAAGGTACGCATGTGTCACAAGTAGACCATCAATGCTGATAGTTCTTTCGTTGTGTGGCATGGTGAGTCCTGTGATTTCTGCACCTACTGTATGGTATTCACTTGAAATCTGCCCGAAATTAGGAAACTGAGCAGTCTTACCACCCATGATGCTTCTAACCATGTGTTTGTCGAGCGTGTAAGAAAGCTGTTCAAACGTCAGAAGGATTTCACCCATAAATAACTTTAGAAATAGCGAGTCTACGTCGCCTGCGTTGTTCTTTTGCCCTATTCTTGATACTGTTGCTGCTGCCATGATAATACTCCTTAATAATAAATAATGTTTAGTGTGTCACTAGCATAGTTTATTAAAGGTGTCCACGACAGGTGGGCTTCAATGTCTACGAAACGATAACCAAGGTAACTACTTGCTACCTAGGCTACTCCTTGCCAATTTATTTGCTACCTGCATCATATATGCAGGGTCTCTCTTCTTAGGGTCTGAGTAGCGAGGGTCAGCCATGTCTGCTGTCAGCTCTGCCCATGAACCATACGTGGCTGCTGCTGCTGCGATGCCTGCGTTACCTTGTCTGAGTAAGTGAGGTTGGCTACCGTTAGCTCTCAGAAAATCTTGGTATAGGTCACGTACAAGCTCCTTACGCTTGCTCATATCTCTACTGTCAATGATTTCGTTGAAGGCTGCATGCTCTGCTTGTGTGCAGTTAGCATTTACCCACTCCATCATCTTGTCATACTCACCCTGTCCACCAATGCTCTCAATGATAACATTGTCTTGTTGCTGTAGCTGTGCCTGTGTACCTGTCAGATATATCTCAATCATGTTATCAGTATACCCTAGTCCACGTAGCTCCTGCAACTCAACAGGGGTGAATGTACCTTTGTCTATAGATGCAGCGAACTTAGGGTCTTCGATAGTGATAGTACCTGCCTGCTGTTGCTTCGCAGTTCTGAACTTACCACCTTCTCTGAACCCATCCTGTCCTTCTTCACCGTCCTCACCGTTAGCACCAAGCTTACTCTCTAGCTGTTTGTATACTTCTTCAAGTGGTACGCCTGTTTTGGCTGCGATGTTCTTAATGCCTAACATAAGAGCATCATCATCCTTGAACTTACCTGCAAGCAGGCCTGTGCCTTCGCCACCTCTGTTCTGGTCACTAGGCAAGCCTTGTTGCTGTTGCTGAATGTCACTACCTAAGTTACTATCTCCGAGTATGCCCATTATTCAAGTGCGCTATCAGTCGCAGCAATCATCTGGACTCCACCATCAGTAGTTTTATCAAACGTAGCTGTCTGTGGTAGGTTCTGAGTAGGCTGTATGACCTTCTGTCGTCTGTTACGTGTAGCGATGTTCTTGTCTACACCTATGTTCTTCTGAATGTCCATGTTAGCTAAGATGTTAGCTTGTGTGTTCTTAACAGGTGCATGTGGATTAACATTACCCATTACAATGTCAGCGAGCTTGCGTATCTCAGCTGATAGAGACTCAAGTGTAAGCTTAGCCTTCTTAGGTTTAGTTACCTTTGCAGCTGCCATAGTTTCTTCTTTAGGTTCTACCCTAGCTGTTCTCTTCCTTCTTCTTATTACTTCTACCATGTTGTTCCTCCGTGTTTATTGTGTAGGCATACCCTGAGGTGTGCCTTGTGGTTGTGGTTTGCTCGCAGCGTCCTGCTCAAGCTGCATTTTCTGTTGGTCAAGCTGTTGCTGTTGTTGTGCGAGCTGTTGTTCCTGTGTACTAACAGTTTTAATCAGTCCATTAGGATTGATGTTAAGACTCGTAGCTACACGCTTGTTGTATTCCTTACTGTCTATAGTCCCTTCCTTGTCTGTGTCCACGAAAGGCTTATACTGTGCAAGGCGTTGAAAGTTCTTCGATTTACCAAGGGCATCAAGACCTGTTGTTACGATAGTCTTCACACCTTTCATCTTATATACCTTGCTTTTGCTCTTACGTATAAGATGCTTAAGCAATGGGTCTTGGAGCTGAGGTGATAGCATCGTGTACTGTCCACCAAGTGTTTCATCCAGTTCCGTTGCCATATACAATACCTCAGCCTTAGTGACACGTTCTGCCTGTCTCTGTGCTGATGCGTGCATAAGGAAACTAAACCTTAGAGCAGCTTCGACATCTTGGATGCGCTTGAGTGTAACTTGTAGGTCAGGAAACTTGTCTGCTTGGAGGAAGCCTACATCAGCTCTATCTCCGTACTGGAAATCTCCTGTATTAGCTCGTGATAAGCTGCCTATGTCTATGTTAGAGCCTGGGCGTACCATCGGTATCATCTTGCTCATGATTACACTAGCATCACTGATTGATTGAACATCTCGTTCAAGACTTCTTAAGTCACCAATAAGTTCGTCTATGTAACCACGCCCATAATTCTCATTGCTTCGCTCACTGCCACGCAGGACGATGAAAGGAAAGTTTTCATGTGTGTAAGCCTTCTCTTCGTAGCTTATCTCTACACCGTTCACTTCCTGCTGACATGACCAATACTTCTTACCCTTACGGTACAAGGTATACGCCCATACTTCTTCACCATCTGTAACACCTGTTGCTGCTACCATTTCGTCTGTTAGTTGCAGGAAGCTAAGGCGTTCCTTGAAGCCTAGGTTTAACTCCATACCATCAGGCGCACGCTCACATACATAGCTATTAAGTTTGTGTACTATCATGCTCTTCACATCTTTACGTGGCTTAGTCTTAGCAAACTCTAGCTCCAATGCTACGTTGCCTAGCATGTATTGCTTGACTGCCTCAGTGAGCGCACCTCTCATCTTCAAGCTCTCGAAGTAATCGAGTACATACTCTTCTTCTTCTTTAAGCATGTCAATAACTTCGGTACGTACATTAGCATCCTCGCCACCTGCTGCTTCTACCTGCTCTAGCTCACGTGTTACCTTGCCATCTGTGTTGAAAGCAAAGAAGGGTACGCTAGGCTGAAATAAAGCGAACATAAACTTTGAGCTTAGTGTTCGCATACCTGCTGCGCCTAGGCTCTGGTAAGGTATGTAAGCATCCTCTGTTTCAGGATGGTCTGTGTCTAGGTACAGTGAGGGTACAGTGAGTTCGGCAGCCTGTACCATACGGTCGTGGACTGCCTGTCTTGCACTGATACCATTCTCAAAGAAGCTGCCTGCTGTGCCTAATTTACTTGATAACGTCTGTTTTGATTTGTTCATTTGCTAACTCCATGCGTTGTTTTAATGAGAGTACAAGCATACGTTTACCTTCGTTCCTGAACCTTGTTACATCTGTAGCACCATCGTCCACATAGGACTCAGGGTACGTGGTAAGAAGTATGTTAATCAAGTCAGTGCTTAGCTCAGGTACTTTCTTCTTAAGGAACTGCTTGTTCAGGTCGAGGATAGCAATGCGCTGCCCTTCTATGCGTAGCCTAAACACATCGGAATCTTCGTGATGTATGTAAGCCTCTTTATGGTTCTTAAGTAGCTCAGCTACGAGGTCTGCGCTTAGTGGCGGTATTGCCTTAAGTGTAGGCTGCTCTGGTTTCCTCCTCTTGTTCATATCCTTAAGTCTGCCTTGTCTCTTGCTTGACATAATAATTCTCCTTGTGTGTGTTGTGCGGTTAGCTTTATCGTATGTATCTTAGTGAATCGGTAAGGAGAGCAGGCATCGAACCCTGCATCACCTCGTAAGGTCCGGTTTTCCCAATTAAACTACCTCCCTACCTATCACCACGCACACACGGGAGTATACCTGAGTATACCCAAAGGATTTATTGTTACCTTAAGTACGCAGAGCGTACTTCTCAAGAGTACACCAGATTATCAAATGTCTCGCCAATAGGACGATACACAGAAATCTTCATAGGTGAGAATCTTGGCTAATTTATACATGATGTTGAGGTAGTCCTTGTACCCCATGCCATACTTCTGCTTTATCTTGTGCCTGAACGCACGATACACACTGGCTACAGTGATACCATAGGTATGTGGGTCTATGTCCTCGAAGTAAGCAGGTGCTTTACCCTTGCCTATTGATGGTACACCACCATAGTTATCTGTGCTGTCCCCCATGAGTATCTGTAGCCACAAGTTGTACGCTGCTGTATCCTCGTCTACACGTAACAGTTGCCATAGCTCCCAATTAAAATGGTAGCCTTGTATCTGCATCAAGTCCTTGTCGATTGAACACATGATAGCATTAGGTAGGTACGTGCCATAGATTCCTAGTACGTCATCAGCTTCAAGTCCTCGCATGACGAGACAATCATAGCGTTCCTTTATGTACTCACGCATATGTCGATACAGTCTAGGCTTAGGTGGTCTTCCTCCTTTGTACTCAGGGTACAATCCTCTCCTGAACCCATTCTTGCTATCAGTTAGACACATGTGTACCTTGCTAGGCTTGAGGTGTACTATTAAATCATTCATGAAGTCATCGAGCCTTTCCTCTGCATGTTCTGCGTCTACGATTATCTCTCCTTCAAACTCTGTCTCTGCTGCAAAGGCGAAGCGATACACTAATAGGTCGGCATCAATCAAAAGTTGCGGTGAACGTGGTCTCATCGTATGTACCTCCTGTAAAATATGTATATATCTGTGTGGCTACAGCACCTAGCAGTCCGAAGGCTGCCAGTGCGAACATCAACGGTAGGAAAAGAACTACAAGAGCCATGAATATACAGGCTGATATGGTGTCGAGTCCCTCACCTATAAGGTGTAGGAGTTTAGGTATCATGAGCTGATTTGCCACATCGTGTGCATGGTAGGTTCACATCAGTTATGTCACACTCCTTGCAGCCACAGTTAGCACACTCGAAACCTACTGACTTGATGCCCTCTTTGATACAGTGTCCACACTCTTTGCATGTAAGCTCAGGATGAATACACGTGTCATCATAAGGTTCTAGGTCTTCCACTTCTATTTCTTCTTCTTGCTGTGTGATGTGGTTATAAAACTTCTCGGTCTTGCTACCCTCTAGCTGCTTGCGTGCTTCCTCTGAACCAGCAGTGATAGCAGCATCCAGACCAGAGTTTTCTTCTAGTCCCATGTTAGCCATCATGTCTAATGCTGTACGTCTAGCCTGCTGACTTATCTTCTTCTTGTACAAGTCGCCTACGGCTGACTTGCCATTGATGTTCTTATTAATCTCCATAGGTATGCGTAGACCTGCTGCTATAATCACAGCCTGTAGTCCTGCTCTCTTCTCATCACTAGCTATGCACTCGTTGTCCTTAATGTCGTAGTCAACTAGGCGTTCAGCAGCTATACTCTTCCACTTAGCTATGTCACGATTCATCTTTTTGATTACACGTGTCTGCATAGCAAGCTTCTTTTCTAAGGCTACGAGAGCTGTGTTATCCTGTACTACAACAAGCTCCTTACTCTCACGCTTAGCCTTGCGCTCCTTAATCCTTTTCGTTACGTTCTTCAACCATAACATAATAAATCCTCCTGTGTGTTAGTTCTCTCTCTTTACCCATTCAGCTCTAAACCATTTGTTACACGAACACACCACTGCTATATGCTCACGTGGCTTTACACATATCCACTCCCTGTGACAGTTAGGACAGAAGCAGTGGTGTGTGATTATTAGTGAGAGTCGTGGCATTGTATCACTCCAAAACATTAGTGTGTCTCCTTCCATGATTTACCTACATCAAACTTACCAGTAATAGGTGCTTTACACCCTACTTTCTTACCTGCTTTCTCCATTGCCTTGATTGATTCGTTACCTATAAGCTGAGCGAACTGAGGTAGACAGGCTACCTGCCATTCATCATGTATGTTCAACACGAACTCATACTCAAGACCCTTACGCAGTCCACACTTACCTTCAAGAGAGAAGTCTAGTAGCACCAGTGCCACCTTCATAATGATAGCACCTGCACTCTGACATGCGAGGTTGAGTATACTATGTTCAGCTCTACTGTATAACCTACGTCCATCCATGCCTACTAGAAAACCATACTGTTTAATCTGTGAGCCTAAGTCTTCCTTAAGCTGCTTGATTGCGGGGTTTTCACGCAAGAACTTAGCACTTAGTTTTGCTGCTGTTACTATGTCACAGTTGAGTATGCTCGCAAGCTTACCTGCTCCTGCTCCATACTGCCAAGCATACCACCAAGTCTTAGCTGTGTCTCTATCACACCCTAGTATCTTAGCGTTGATACAATGGATGCTATCGTTAGTGTCCTTGTCTCCATGTATAGCCCTGTGTGTGAAAGCTCCTTTATCATAAGGATGTAGGAAGTGTCCCAACACTCGTGCTTCTATACCACTAGCATCAGCACCTACTAGAACCATACCTTCTGGAGCTTCAAAGCAATCACGAAAATCTGTGCCATACTCAGTACCTACACGTGGTACTTGTGCTAGGTTAGGAGCGAAGTGCGTCATTCGTCCGCCATTAGCACCCTCAGTATTGACTGCACCATAGATACGTCCTGTGTCATGGTCGTACTTGCGGAGCAGTGCTGACTTACCTGTGAGTAGCTGACTGATTCTCTTCTGCAACATCATGTACCTACCTATGTCCTTAGCTTCTGGATATGGTAGTGCCTGTAGTATCTCGTCATCAATCTTAGGCTGCTTCTTTTCCTCAAGCTTGTCCTTACCACCATCAGTGAACACAGTAGGCTTCCAACCGTATGTCTTCATGAAGTATGTATACACCTGCTTGTGACTGTTAGGATTGAAAGGTTCATATCGCTTCTCTGGTTCTGCTGCTATCATGTGTGACTTGTGCCACCCTGCTTCTTTTGCTGCCTTGAGTGTTAGATGTCTAACTCCATCAGGTGCAGTATGATATGCAGGTAGCTTCATCACCGTAGTAATCCCTTCAATCGTGCGTTGTATCTTAAGACATAACTGGTCTTGCTCATCTATCAGCTTGGCACTAAGCTGCTGACCTTTGCGTAAGTTGAAAGGCACACCAAACTTCTCTTGCCTACTGATTATATGTGCGACCTGATGTGCTAATATTAAACTCTGTATGTTTATGTAACCCTTGTGGCTTGGGTTGTCGAGTCCTTCGAGCAAGTGTAGATACACTAAGCGTGTAACATCGAGGTCGCGTACACAGTAGTCCGACATCTCTTGTGTCCACTCTGTCCAAGCATCCTTCTGCTTACCATACGTACCCTTAAGTAGTTTCATCCTGTAACCCCACGCTTCAAGACCATGTTTGCCTATAAGTTTCTTAGGGAATCCCTGCTTGAGCAGGCGTAGGTCTTGAAGAGCAATCTCAGGGTAAGCTACTCGTGACATGATTAAAGTATCAACAAACAAACAATCAGGTGATAGCTTGCCACCCATAGCCTCGTACAATGGTATATCGAAGTTGGTTATGTTGTGTCCGACAAGCACCTGTAACTTAGGGCTAGTCAGGGTTTCGTTTACTACAATAGCACCTGACCTATCGTTGTCTGCTCGCACTACTGCCTTAGTGTGTACGTTCATCGTGTGGTTACACCATATAGAATCAGCGTAAGGGTACAGGTCATCTGTTTCTAAATCCCATACCTCTGTGTTACGTAGGCGTATGTTCTTTAGGTTCTTAAAATTATATTGCGTCCTTCTATCCATAGCATCTCCCGTAAGAAAAATAGGGAGAGTACCCGAAGGTACCCTCCCTTGTGTGCTGTACTTAGCCTATCTTCTTCTACGTTTAGCTACTGGTTTAGCTGCTGGTTTCCTGTTACGTGTAGACATAGCAGGTTTCTTAGCTACAGGTGCTTTTGCTCTTGGTTTTCTTGCAGGTTTAGGTGGTTCAACATAAGCTTCTTCTTCTTCGTCTTCGTCAGCGTCATTATACATAGCAATAATTTCGTCATCAGCCATAGCGTCTGCTTCTTCATCTGTGAGTTCCCCTGCTTCAATCATTTCGTCAAGCATGTCATCAATGGATGGGTTGTCTGCTCCTGCTACTGGTGGTGCTTTCTTCTCTACTTTCTTCTTAGGTGCTACTTTCTTCTTAGGTGCAGGTGCTTCTTCTTCACCATCATCGTTGTTCCAGTCTTCAAGCACAAGAGCTTCTGCTTCTGGAAGGTCGTCAGCACTGATAGCAAGGAGGTCGCCTGCTTCACGGAATGTATTCTCTACGTTGTTAGAGTTTTCTGGAATGAACACGTTGATGCTGACTTTAGCTTTGCCAAATCCTGCTACTTCTGCATACTCAAGTGTTCTTTTGCCTGATGCTACGAATACTACTGGTGTTCCTATTGTGAGTGCAACTCCTGCTCTATCCTGTACGCTTACTGTTTCTTTACTACGTCTAGCCATTGTTAAATCTCCTGAATCTAATTCAAATGCTGAGGTGTTACCGTGTGTAGTGGGCATGTGAGTTACCTCGTCCATCTCACATGAATACCTTTCTGTATCGGGGTTAAAGACAAGCATGTCCTTGCGTCCCCTACCTGCGCCATTCTTTCGGCACTTGAGCAGCCATAGCTGTACCTTGTAGGTTTCGTCCTTCTGCTTGACCAGTTGTGCGCCAACGATGTTGTCACTTATCTGCATCACAGCCGAACTACCCTTAAGGTCGTCCATCTTAGGCTTAGCTCCTTCCTCGTGTGTAGTTTGTCCTTTAGCTTTACGTAGGTGACATATCAACTGTATGTTTACACCTGTTCGTTCCACTAATACTCGTAAGCCTGTCATCAATAAGTCTAACGCCTTAACATCGCCTTCCTTTGTCTCCATACCACTCATGATAATAGATACATGGTCGAGTACAATGACATCCATCTCCTCTACTAGAGCCATGTGTCTAAGCATAGAGAACAAACGCTCACTGTCTAGTGAACCGAAGTGATTGTAAAAGCAGAAGCTATCGTCAGAGTACAGCGTATCAAGAGCCTTATCGTACTCTATCAGCTCCTCTGGTGACAGGTCTTCATGTTCCATTATGTCAAGGAACTTACGTCCCATGTGTAAGGCTACTAGCTTATCACCAGTGTCTATGTCTGCGTCCTCAAGACACATGAACCCTACGTTCTTCTTGTCCTCCCGTTGGTTAAGGTCTAGCCCTAACTCTGATAGCATGTGTGTCTTACCTATACCTGTGGCTGCTGTCCATGTAGTTATCTCTTTCGGTCTGAGTCCTCGTAACCCTGCGCTTAGCTGAGGGTATAGTATATCAATACCTTTAACTCGTGTCCGATTCTTGAGCTTAACTTTCATCTCACTGCCACGTACTATCTCATCGGGTCTGTATAGTTGTGCTTCGTATACGCATGTAGCTATGTCAAGCTGCTTGCCTGCCATAGTCATTGCGTTTGCATCCTTGAAACCATACATAGCCTTGGCTACCTTCACCTTACCTGCGGTGAACAAAGGTATTGCCTTGTCTACTGCCTTACGTCCCTCGTCATCATCATCAAACCACAGAATGATTTCATCGAATGACTCAAGGAAGTCAAGATTTCTTCGTAGATGCTTGTAAGCAGAGGGCGCACCTGTTGGTACGCTTACTACTGCACGCTTCCCTCTGAACGCTTGACTAACAGCAAGGCAGTCAGGTATACCCTCTGTCACTACAACAGCAGTAGACCATCTTGTGTTCTTCGTATTGCTAAATAGGTGTTGTCCGTATAGCTCAACCCTCTTGCGCTCTCCTAACCATAGGAAATCCTTGGTCTCTGTTGAACGCATGTGCTGTGCAACTACTCTTCCTTCCCATCTGTACTCCGCAACATGCGCTGTAGCTCCGCCACTAATGAAGCGCAACTTCTTTGTGCTGACTGCATATCCATACTTGGCACAGGTTTTATCAGTGAGCTTCCTGTCGTGAAGCGTCCGTATCTCTCGTGGAATGTTAATGCACGGCTTAATCTTCTTCTTTTGTTGAATGCTTCCCTTTCTCCTCCCTCCTACTGCGTGACACTTGTGACAATATGTACCACCATCATCATACACGTACCCTGCATCTGATGAACCGCACACTTCACAGTTAGTTTGGTGTCCCAAAGTGTCGGCGCAATCCTTTAAGTAGTGTGACAAGGAAGTCTACTGGTATAGCCTCACGTACATGTAGGTTAAACCCTATCTCTGACATGGTATCAGGTCTAGTTACGCCGAGTATTCTAGCTGCTTCCCTCTTACGCACGCTCTTACTATAAGCTTGGTTGTATCTTGGGTGCTTACCTTCAAGTGAGTAGTGTGTGTTATCTCCGAGGTCTTTAAGGATAGGGATGTTAGTCCACACGTAGTACATCTGCTCACAAGCACTGTAAAGTCCTGCTTGCACAGGTATACATACCCGATTGAGGTAGTTGCTGAATCCTTTTTGTTCCTTGTTACCTAACACACAGAAGTACCTTGGCTTATAGATTTTCATCAGTAGCTTTAGCCTGTGTAATGCACACAAATCATAAGCTATAAACAACTGCACGTACTCATCTTCGTAAGGTACTGCCTTCTTGTATGGTATGTTAAGCAGTTGCAAGGCTTGGAGATGCTCCTCTAAATGTAGTCCGTGTTCTATCACTTGCATTTTTAGTATGTCCTCCTTCCGTTCACGTAGCCACTCTGTTGGTACGTATGACTTAGCGAACTTAAACTTATTATCTTTACACCATGAAGCATAAGTCATAGGTGTGCCTTTGATTTTTTTTCCACTGATTCGCTTCTTCGGATTACTAAACACAAAGCGTATGTCTCTATCAGGGTGTTGGTCACGTACATACAAAGCCTTCGCTCTATCCTCTGCATCAAACAACCCCTTAACCTCCACGAGTATGTCGTTAGGCAAACGGAAGTCAGGTGTATAGCTGTGTACTTTCTCTGGTATCATGTATGCTATGGTTGTATCTTCGTAGCCATAGGAGATTGCACTCTTATCCAACATGCAAGCTACACGATGCTCAAGCTTTGACCTGTACTTTCCTACTCGCTTAGGTTTAAATCTGAAGTGGTTGTTCCATGCCCTACCCATCAGTAAGGTATGTCGTTAGCGTCGAAGTTATCCACGTCATCATCATAGTAATCATCAGTAGGTGCAGTGTCCTCGAAGCTTTCACCCATGTCAGTGTACCCATCCTCTTTACTAAAGCCTTCAAGGTTTCCTGCTCCACCTGTAACGAGTTTGATTATCTGAACCACACTAAAGTAAATCGTTACACCTATCAGCTTGTCCCGTGTGTCCATGAAGTATGGCTTAACTGTGACTTTGACCTTACACGTGCTACCATTGAAGGGTTCAGACTTGGTGTTTACCATGTTGCAATCAACAACCTTGGGCGCCATCTGTTTAGTCTTACCGTTCTTCGTGTAACTCGCATACATCTTAGCTTGTATGTATTCAAAGAGGTACTCACCTGTACCATCAGCGTCCTTGTCATCAAACTCCTCATGAAAGGGTAACACTAATTCAATCTCATCTATCTTACTCTGGTGCATGTCCGATGTCATCTCGGTGTAATAGGCTTCGGCTAGTGCTATGCACTGTGCTTTGAATCCCTGCCACCACTCAGTACCACCGTTGATGATGTTGATTTTGTATTGTGTCTTGTTCTTGAACGTGTCAGGTGTGTGTATCTTAGCCCACATAACTTCTGATTCTTCGGTGACTACCTCAAACCCTGCTTCGAGGTCGTCGATTAGAAACAGAGGGACTAGCCGAGGCTTTACGTTTCCTTTGCGTGCCTGTCGTGTCGGATTGCTGTGGCGTATTGCTTCTCTTTCTTCTGCTTGACCCCTCGGTCTTGCTCTCACCTTGCGTGACCCTCTGTCTTCGCTTGGTGGTTGGGGTCGTGACCTGCTCCTTCTTGGTTGTGGTCGTGGCATACTTCTTTACCTCCTTGAATGATAGTGTACGTAGGAACGTGAGTCCCTCGTTATGTAAGGCAAACAGCTTCTCGAATAGAATCCCGAAGTCTCGTGCTGTTATACCTTGAATCTTAATCTGTGTTATGTAGTTAAGCGCACCGAATATGCTATCGAAGTAGCTTGCGTCCTTCTCATACGTGTTACCGTTCTCGCTTGTCTTAACCTCAGCTATAACATACTGCATAGGATAAGTGCCAATACTGTAAAAGCGGTACACGCACGAGCGAGAAGCAAAGGTGATATTGATACCTTCAAGCTTCTCTTCCTGTCTACTAGGCTTAACATCTTGTGTGTTTCCACGCTTGCGCCTAGTCATTCAGGCACAGGAAGATCAGTGTCTCCCCCTATAAGCTCATCAAGATGTTCTTGTACCTCTGCCTGAGCAGCAGCAGCATTAGCTTTGTCTAGCAGGTAGCCCTTGAGTGCTGAGTCCTTTAGTCCAAGCTTGACACAGATGTCATACAAGAATTTTTCTGGTATGACACCCGTCAGTTCATCAGCACCGTAAAGCTTAGCGATTGCACTACCAACATAGATGCTATCGACATACAGGTCATACTCAGATGTGAGTACAGTTTCTTTGTGCCTAAGAGCGATACAGTTTTCTGTGATGTGTGTAAGTCTATGCTTCAGTTGTCCATCAGACTCGAATGCTCGCACCTTGAAGAAGGGTATACCATTGAACAGGAGGTTAACCTCGTCATGTATCACCAGTATATCCATGTGCTTATACACCTCAGACACAGGCACACTATTGAGTACGTCATCACCATTGATTATCCCACGCATGTGTGCTTCAGCCTTGCTTATTATCAGGTTACTGATTGTCATGAGGATATTACGTTTAGTGCGTGGTGCAGTAGGTACAGCACTGGTTACTTTGTACTCGCCCTTCTTAGTGCATGTAACATCAGGCATAGTGACTAGTGTATCTTGGTTCTCTACCTCTGCTTCTGCTTCCTTATTCGTGTCGACCCTTGGTCGTCTGCTGTGTATCTGTGTCACCTTGTCGTTAAGTTTATCTGGACTCTTTGCTCTTTTTTTTCTTACCATTTTTTTTCTCCTTGTGTGTTGTGTGTGTGTTAGCTGTAGAAGTAAGCACTCTTGCTCACCTCTCTAATATCAAACGTACCTCGTGCAGGTACAGCAGGCAACAGTTCGTCTGCTTCCTGCTCATCAATAGTGTTCTTGAAACCATCCTCGTCTACTATGTATCCCTCCTCTGCTATTTTATATATGCACTGTGTGCGAAAGTCATCCAGTTGTCCTAACCCATCCTCATCTAGCTCATACATCTCGATGAACGTAGCCCTTATGTTCATCTGCATCTCTTCCATGTTACCTGCATGACATCCATACTCATCATGCACCATGCTATGCTCTCTGAAACTGTTGGCTCGTATCGTGTTGACCATGTGTGCTGCATCATTACTATGTATGTAGTTAGGTGCGATACCTTTACGATGCTTCTTGTCATCAATGGTATCAGGTATGTCCTCTTGCACACTATGTTCTATACGCATGCTACCCCAAAAGGTTTTGACATTCTTGCATTGCATCTTACGATACTCTTGTATGATAGTGAACCCACTGTCTGTCTCCCACTCAGGCTTAACATGATAGGTGACTAGCGTATCACATATGTTACGCAACCACTCCATCACTACGCGTACAGCAGGTAGCACATTACTGATTGATTCATACACGATGTCTACATAATAGTATACGAGAGATTTCAAGTCATCTGCTCTTATCTTACCTGTGAACAGCCAGTCTGTGTCCTTCTTAATGAAAGACATGAGTTGCTTACGCATACCGTATATGGTAACACCATAAGCAGTCGTCATAACATTATGTTTGACGAACTTGCGTGACACTAGAGGTATCAAGATGCGACTGAACTTAGTGTTCTCTATTTCATCATGTAGTAATCGTAATGATTCCTCTGCTATACGTGCATATATATCATTAGGCTTATTACTGTTACGCGATGCACATAGATTAGTTTCCTTCGCACTGCCCTCATCGAGAAGCAATGCGGCGAGATGCTGTAGTCCGTTACATGTACCATCATTACTTACGATAAGGTTGGACATGAAACTGTTGGACTTCTTACCTGCACGCTCATGCTTTAATAGTGCAAGACACTCATTGTATGCTGTGTAGAACTGGAAGGGTTCATCAGCACCTCGCCATAAGTCTTCTACTCTAGTCGGGTGTCGTCCACTCAAGGTGTCAATCACCCACTCTATACGTTGCTCGTAGCTATCCTTGTCCATACCATAGCAGTTAGCTGTGTGTACGTACAGCCAGAACTTACCATGTACACCTAGCCTTACCTTCTTCGTGAACCGAAGCAATGCCTTGGCATCATCGGTCTGAGGGTTAAGGAAGGATGCCTCAGGGTACATGCGTCCCCTCCAATCGAAAAACCACGTGAAGTACAGGTGTGGATAGTTCTTAAATTTCTCAGCTACCCATAGCTTCATGCTCCATGCTATACGCTTAGATACAGTGGCTCGGTTACGCTCGTATACAAAGGCACGTTCTTTACGCCATGCCTTGACATCATCAGGATGATTGCTTGCTGCTGCCTCGGGGTACACTTCAAGTTCACGTGCAGGCATGTCACCTATAGCTATGCCCTGTTCCCATGCCTCTTGCATCACAGCATACACGTCACTATCAATACAGAACGGAGTGTTTTGTATCTTAGTATTCATGAGTTGGCATAGGTCATAGCTATCATGTCTCTCACATAGCTCATTGAACACATGTCTATTACGTGTCTTGATGAGGGGCTTAGCGATGGTCAAGTACCCACCATACTGGAGGTTAGTCCACTCCATAGGCTCGACTACCATAGGCAGTAGCACTGGTTGAAGCAATTCGCACCGTCCGTGCTGTTCTTCAAGCCAGTGCATTAGCTTAGGTGTTGCACCTATACGTGTACGTAATGAGCCTAGTGTCCCATCTTCCATGTTCTCATACGTGTCAATGAAACCTGTTGCTGTTTGGAACAACTCGATGAGCTTGAGTCCTACCTTGTACCTGAGTATAGCTGACCACTTCGTGTCCTCTATGTGTAGTAACTCACGCTTAGATTTCATCATGAAGTTCTTGTTGAACGAACTCTTAGTCGTGACCATCTTGTCCTTGATAGTCTCGACCATACCCCTGTGTTCCTTCGTCATCTTACGATACTCGTTGTGACGTAAGAGCATGTCACTTACGCCTTTAGCAACGGTCTGAATCGACTCATTACCTACACCGATAGAGTTAATCACACGCTTGCACACGATGTAAGCTATCTCCTCGCTTGTTGTGTTAGTGATGTCCTGTACTAGGGTGTTGAACACTGACTTCATGCCAGTCTTACGCTTCGTGTTATCATACCAGTCGTTGAACACCTTGATAAAGTTCTGGATGGTAGAGCGTAGCAGTACCACACCTGGAGGCATGTCACCGAGAGAACCTCGGAGTAAAGCCTTGCGATATTTATGTATGCCAAGCTGTGTTGCTTCATCCTCAAGTGTCTTCTGTAATTCTACTAGCCTTGACCTGCGTATGACAGGTTCATTAGGGTCATAAGTTTTCATGTGTGTTTAGTTTCCTTTCCCTTGATAGGTACGTACAGAGTACCCTTAGAGTTCTTTTCTAACATGTGTGTGCGTATGTATACAGCCAGTTAGAGTCAGTGTCTTTCCCAAGAGTCCACCACATTGGCTCAGCTCAGTAGTAGCAGGGCTTTTGGTAGCCATCGGTGGACTCAACTCCATTAGTTAGTATTTATAATAGAACACATGCGTGCTAGTATGTACATCCTCTATACGTATCATACTTACCACGCTGTTGCTTGGATGGTTGAGGAGGCTTACGTGTAGGATAACCTACAAGTTTCTCCTCTACACCATACATGTTATGTATCTGTGTGCAACAGTTCATAGTAGTGATGTTATGTGTCACGTTACGCCAGTCAGGTAACAGTAACGCACATGAATAGAAGTCACAACATCTAAAGATAGTTAGTGATACTACGCCACGTATCTTACACCGCACGAACAAGCAGTTGATGAACTCACACTCAGACAAGGCACTAGATTCTATGTCACACTGGTAGAATATAGTGTGCCTAACGGTACGCTTAGGCTTACCCTCTACACTAGCACGTTCATACAAGGCTAGGGCTGTACTCTCGATAGTCTCATGCATACCTACGAGATGGTAAGGGTCAACGACATCAGGTGTTGTGAACATGTCAAGGCTAAGCTGTGTGCCACGAGGCAGGCTATCATATATGTTGTCATAGAACCAGTGGTACACACCTAACCTCTGTGTGTGTCGGCTGAGCCACTTAAGTTTACTCATGCTACGCTTTTGTTGTGGTGTTATGTTATGTAGGTTCTGTATCATGACTTGTACCCACCGAAGCTGATGTCTGGTGTGTCACACAGGTCTTGCTCTAGCGTACAGTGTGGGCAACTAAGCATAGCGTTATCACCTACATCCTCTATCCTGTACATGATAGGCTTCTCACATCCATCACACAATACTACGTTGAACCCTGCTTTCTGTATCTCGTACTGTATCTCGTACTGTTCCTTGCGTAGCTTGTCTCTAGTAGTTGGCTTGTTGCGTACAAACTGACAGTCAGCCGTGACATCACCATGCTTGTGTACGTTAGCTTCCATGTTGTTAGCACGTAGTGTTACTATGTACATGAGTTCTTCCATGTCAGCAGGTTCAAGTGAATCAGCAGTCTCGTACTGCTTACGCTCTTTGAATGCACGTATCAGTGAGTCTAGTCCACGTTCCATCGCCTTGTTCCATGCGAGGTGTGGTTTATTAGTGTAGTCGTTGTCGTCCATGTGTGTGTTACCTTTGTCTACCTGTCTAAGAGGTGACTCATCGTATGTCCATGTAGATAGAAACGTACAACTACAGCTTTTACACTTGTGTTCCCTTGTGTTATGCGTCATTGATACTAAGTTTAGTCGAGTGCTACCACAGTCAAAACACCTGAGTATGCTAGGTTTCCAATGGCTAGGTCTGTTCATGTGTATCATCCTTTGCTACCTGTCCAAGAGGTAGCTCATCTTGTATGCGTGTACATTTAACCTTATCACCATGTACTGCACAT